AATAAAATAATGCTATTATAACCTATACGTTCATCATAAATAGTCGTTGTGGTTGCATTGCCTGTGTTTAATGTAACAGTGCCAGTATTATTAGTTTTACCATTAAGTATGTTATTGGTAACTTCACTAATTTCACGTTCATTTGCACCAGAAGGGTTTAACCCCCTATACATATCACTACGAGCCATTATCTACCGCCTTGTGGCTCTAATGTAAGGTCTATAGCTACAGCAGTTGTCCAGTTTCCAGTAGGAGTAACGCTTAATCTATGGAATCTTCCTGCACTTCTTAATGGAATACGATTGCCTTCCCCAGATGATGCAGGCGTTGTAAATTGTATGTTATCTGATAATGTTCTTCTTGAAGCAATTGCTACATTAGCACTGCCATCATCTATAAGTGGTCTGACAAGTGTTGCTACAGAATTATATCCTTCTTCTACATCTGACATAACAAGGTTAGCTGTAGCACTTGTACCTGTAAAAGTTACAATATAAGTTGTGGAAGCTCCTGCAAATACAAATTTACCAGCAGCATAAATACGACTATCTAATGATGTAGACATTGTATCCATTGTTTTTAATGCAGCAGCAGATGCTGTTAAGTCTACTACAGTACCAGTTCCTACGCCTGTAGCACCACTTTTTGTAAATTTAGTACCTACCACAGCAGTACCAGATACACCAATAGCTGTCCATTGTGCAGTTGTAGTAGTTCCTAATGCAGTAATAGTATAAGTTTTACCATTTTGTCCAGATGTTAAAGATGTAGCATTTAAAATATAGGCTGAATCTAACCCTTCTAATGTAGTGCCAGATGATGCAGCTACAGAGTTTTGAGCAAGATAATTTACTGTAGTTTCTGCTCTAGTCCATTTTTGTAATTGCCAATTGTAAACAAGAAGTTCACGACCGCCACTTACCGTAGGATAATTCCATACTATAATTTTTCTAGCTGGGTCTACAGCAGCAGACATAGTGTCTGATTTTGTAACATCAAAGTTAGCATAAAAATATTTATCTATTTTTTCAGCACCAATTGGTACAACAGTTCTACCATCACATAAATAGAATCCATCATCTGATAAGAAATATGTAATACCATTAGAGTTAATAACAGAGTTGCCTTCTGGGCATCCTATGTTTCTTGATATAGCATCAAACTGAAAGAAGTATGGTGAGCCAACATATTGCATACGATAAATAGCTTTTTCAAGCAAAATAATACCAAATTCACCACCAGTAATGCCTTGTATCGTACCACCATCAGCAATTATTTGGAAATCAGATTGTGATGCGTTTCCAGAGTTCCAATTAGTTTCATCATTAATATCACACCATTGTAATTTATTAGGTGAATCAACAAGATTAGCTGCAACTACAAAATCACGAACTACAGCTAGATATTTAGATTTTGGTGCAATAGATGTATATGTTTTAACATTTCCAGATGTAGCACTACCAGAATTGTTTATCATAAATGCTTTTGTATTGTAAACTGAACCTGTATCTGCAACACTTGTAATATTTGCAGCAGTTTGAGCATAAGTAAATGTAGTGGTAGTAGGAACTGTAGCAATTGTAAATGTTCCGTTTACACTTGTATTAGTAGTAGCGGCAACTGTTACTGTATGACCTATAGCATAACCATGAACTGCAGATGTTGTAATAGTAACTACATTAGATGTTAAAGCAACATTAGTAATAACAGCATTAGATATAGCAAAATCACCACTAGTAGCAGCACCAGATGTAAATTCAGACGAATAAGTAGTAGTTGTTCCAAGAGTTAAACCATGTGCTGTAGTTGTTGTAACTGCTGTATATCCACTAGCACCTCTACTATATGTACCAGATACATATTGACCTAAACTTTCAAAGTTAGTAGAACTTCCTACAGTCCATCTTTGTAAAGGAGATGCGTAATTACAACCTATCACAGATGAACCATATTGCACAAACTTCCATCTAGAATTTCCATTATATGCTGAAGATGTTGTAGAATATAATTTAGATACATCATCTAATGCGTTTGTAGTAGCATTAAGTTTAAATAATTTTGTATCTCCTCCAGCCATAACATTGACTGTATCACCTACTTTACCTACAAATACATTATCAAGGTTTTCTGATGCAGCACCAGATAATACAGTTGTTGTAGGGAATGGTGCATATCCAGAACTTACAGGCACAACATTAACTGCATCTTGTAAACCTTGACCTATAGCAGGTTGGTCTGGTAACCATTCTGTAAATTGTATTCTTTGTGTTGGCATATTAAACTGTTCTTCCTAGTCTAGTTCCATTAACTAACCATGTAGTATATGCTGAACCATTAATGTAATATCCAGCTAATCCGTTATTATTTGTACCAGAATTTGATGTTCCATTATAATCTGTTGCATTTTGTCCAAGAGAACCACCACGACCACCATTTGCAGAGCTTGTACCATCAAATCCACCAGCTCCACCCACAGCATCTACACCGTAAGTAGCAAAACTTTGTCCAGTTCCACCAGCTTGACCTCTAGTAGTTGGGCTACCACCAGTTCCAGCATTATATCCAGCACCGCCACCACCAGCACCGTAACTATTATCATAAAAACCATAAGTAGTACCATGACCTCCGCCACCGCCACCAGAAACAACACCGTTATTTGTAATAATCATTGGCACTGTAGTTAATATGGCAGTTCCACCAACTTGACCTATATATCCGCTGTTGCCTTCAGCTGCAGTATTATTTACACTACCGCCTTGTCCGCCTGCACCAACAATATTACCATTATTTATAATATATATTTTTGAACCAGATGATAAACTACCAACTGTTAAACTAGGGCTTGTAGCACTTGTTGAATAAACAGATACACCAGAGTTAATGGTTACATTTAAAATAACAGCAGAAGATGGACTTCCAGCTAATGTATATAAATTTACATTAGCAGTGCTAGATGATATAATTAAATTAATAGTGCTTATGTTACCTAAACCATATCCATTTGCAGAATTAGATGCTCTTCTTGAAATTAAAGGCATTTTATATCCTATTTAAATTGAACTTGAGATGCTAAAACTGTATAAGTTGCTGAAGCTGTTTTAATAATAGTATATGAATAAATATCAATACCTGAAACATTACCAGCTGTAGGAGTTGTACCACCTTGATATTTAGGAGTAACAGATGTGCCATCAATAGTTATTGCATTATTATAATATGCTGTAGTACCTTGTGTAACCATAAATACTACTGTAATGGCTTCACCTGTAGCTAAAGCTGTATCTAAAGATGTTCCACTAGATGCTCTAAAATTAACTGTCCAGTTAGCACTTGCATTAGATGTATAGTAAATAACTGATTGTGTAGTTATGTCATAATTAATAGTACCTGTTGCTGTGGTTGCTGAAACTGTAACACCTTCTAAAGAGTTTACAAATTTAGATGAAATAGCATTTGTAGCACCTATAAATGTTTGTTTAGCAGTAAAGGAAGTTGCTGCAGATGGAGAAACATAATCTGTACCTGCTGTAGCATTAGATAATGCACCACCAGAATTAGCTTTAAGAACTGATGTACCTGAAGGGGGTGCTAATATATCTGTACCAATGACAAGACCTAAAGCTGTTCTAGCAGTAGCAGCAGTAGTTCCACCAGTACCTCCACCTACTATAGGTAAACCTGTGCAATTAGTTAATACGCCTGAAGTAGGAGTGCCTAATAATGGTGTTACTAAAGTAGGACTTGTAGCACGAACTACAGCACCTGTGCCTGTAGATGTTGTAACTCCTGTACCACCTTGCACTACTGATAAAGCTGTAGTAAGACCTGTTAATGAAGTAATATCAGCATTAGCACCAGATGCAGCAGCACTTAAAGCTGTTCTAGCAGCAGATGCAGTTGTAGATGCTGTGCCACCAGACGCTATTGGTAATGTATCACCACTTGTTCCACCTTGCCAATTTTTAAGATGTGACATAAGTGAACGAATTGCGTTGTTAATACCAGATGGTGAGCAACCTTCATTAATATCAATATTATCTATATCTGTATTAGATGCTGGTGTTGCACTATAATCACTAATTTTACTTTTTGCCATTTTTTACCCTTGTCTTGACCACGTTTCGTTACCTGCTGCAACATCTGTCCAATCATTTGAACCTGCTGTTACGTCAGACCATGTTTCTGTACCCTGTGTTACTGCTGTCCATGTTTCTGTGCCTGCTGTTGTGTCTGTCCATGTTTCTGTACCTGCAGTTTGTGTATTCCAATTATCACCTGTTTTTGCTTTTGATGTTACGGCAGCAGAGCCAAATATACTAGCAATTCCACCTAATATTATACCACCTAAAGCCGATACTATTCCTGTGCCAGTGATATTAGCAAATGCACTAGATAATAACCTTGCATATAAATTAGAGATAGTTCCTGTTACTGATACTGTTAATGTAATAAACTTTGCTTTTAATGTTACAAATGATAGTGTAGTTGTAACAGTTCTTGTAATAGTTCTTAAAAATGTTTTAAGTTGAGTTAAAGATATTGTTCCACTAATTGCATTAGTAATTGTTCTAGAGAAATTAGATATCTTAGCAAAGTCTATGCTTGTAGCAATGCTTTGTATTATTAATTTACCCAATACAAAAGACTTTGATAATACAGGTGATGCTGTTATGGCTTGTGTTATTGTTTTTAATATTAAAGCACTTTTAACAAATACAGGTGAACCTGTAATACTTTGTGTAATCGTTTTAAATAATGATAATAACCTACTTAATGTAGGAGTTGCTGTACTAGATATAGTTTTAGTAGTATCAATTCTTTTAATAGCGTTAAGTGCAATCGTTGAACTGTAAGTTACATTTTGTGTAAATGTATTGTTAATATCATATAAGATAACTATTAGACCTTGCCCACCTGCACTAATTGCAGCAGTACTAGTATTTGTAGTACCACGACCACTACCACCAGAACCATATCCACCTGTTTTTACGTTAGAAGCATTATTACCTGCACCACCAGAGCCGCCACCAGAACCTATTACAATAGGTGAAAGAGATAGTAAAATAGAATTAGATGACCCTGAACAAGTAATAGATACTGTACCTGTAGCTCCAGAACTTACATTTTTATAAAATAATCCAGCTGATGGAGATGTTGCATCTGAATTGGTTGTAATAAGCGTATAGCCAGTTGGGGTAGTAAATGTGCTAGATATTGCTGCTCTATACGCAAACGCTAATACTGTGCTGTTATTATTTGTGACTGTAATACTTGGTGCTACTGTAGGTGTAGCAGACGCACTTAAAGCACCAACAACATCAACTTGAGCATTTTTATAAGTAGAAATAGTGCCATAAAGTGTTCTTGATGCAGAATTAGTAAATGTAAAACTTGCACCTTCTTGGGATGCTCTTTTGTAAAATATTGCTAGTCCACCAGTATTATACGCTTGAGTCCAACCAGATAATAATGTAAATGTATCTCCACTATTAGTACTTAATAAATAAGCAACCATTAGGTCACCATCATTTGTTCCTGTTGGCTTGTTAATAGCAATTGTTGTAGCTGCAACTGTAAGTTGATTTTCTGCTTGTGCTACATAAGCAACTTGATATTCTGCGTTAGTGATGTCAAAGCCAAAACTACCATTACCAGATTGTGCATTATTACCACCAGAACCACCACCTCCAGAACCTACGGTAGCATCATTACCAGAACCTGTAGAGGCTGCTCCCCCACCTGTCCCAGCATTATTATTTCCGCCAGCACCACCTGTGCCAGATACACCAACTCCACCAGCAGTACCTCCTCCGTTACCCCCACCACCACCGCCAGCAGAATTATTACTACCAGAAGCTGAATTTGCTCCTGCACCACCAGCTCCACCAGCACCTAATCTTCCAGCACCCCCTGCACCACCTCCGCCAGCAACTCTAAACAAAGAGTAGTTTGTTGTAGTAGAACCACTACCTCCAGCACCACCTGCAAAAGCTGCAGTAATGTTTCCAGAAATAGTTTGTGCTGTTCCGCCAGCACCACCTGTAGATGATGGTGTAGCTGCTGTTGTGCCACCACTACCACCATTAGCAGTCCATGTAGTTGTGCCATCACTAAAAGTAGTACTACCACCATTACCACCGCTTCCAGCACCTGATGGACCTAGAGAACCAGCAGCACCAATAGCGTATGTATAATTAGAACTTGGGGTTAGCGTAACATTAGATACTTTGGTAAATGCACCACCACCTCCACCTGCACCACCAGCAGAGTTAAGACCAGAACCATAAGTGCCAGATGGACCACCGCCACCTCCAACCATATAAATAATATTACTGCTATTTGTCCAATCAGAAGGTGCGGTAAATGTCGTACCAGCAGTTAATACTATAACTTTAGCAACCATTAAACAGCATCTTCTTCAGCAACATTAGGAACTATCATTTGATTATTGTTATCATAAAAATATGAGTCTGCATAGGTATGCCCTATACTGACTGGTAGGTTATCTGGAACTAAAGCTAAAAATGTGTTTGTAGATTGCCAAGAGTCAGATGGTTCTGCCATGATAATATTTTCAATGACAGACGTTTCTTTATTGACAACAGCACAAGTAGTCATTTTTTAAGCAAATGATGCTTTAATTGTGAATTGAATTGCGTCACCAGAAGCAAGTACTACACCAGTAAAGTCTGATTTAATAAACAAGTTACCAGTAGTTACTGCATCAAATAAACCAGCATTAGTGATTGTTTGTGTTGAACCAGATGTGAGTGTACCAATTACTTGGTATGTATCATTTGTAGTTGTAGTTGTTTGTTGTGTAGATGTTCCTGTTGTTCTACTTGCTGGAGATGATGACTCTGTAAAAAGAGTTGTATCAGCAGCAGCGGTTGTTCCTGCACCTGTACCCCAAGCAACATAAAGAGGTTCTGTACCAGACCCTTTAATACGATTGGTTATAATTGCACGACCAGTATTTACTAGTAATGTAGCCATTTTTTAACCTTCCATAAAAATAATTTGAATATGTTTCTGTTCCAATAGTCAATAGTACCTAAATCTTTTCTTGTACCATCTGCCCTAATAATTACCGCAGTAATTTCTATTTCCTTTGCTTGATTTTTTACTAAACCTTCCATATTAGCTTAAAGTCACTGTAAGATTACTAGAGCTTATCCTAAATACATCACCAGTTGTTACTGTTTTAGATTCTGTTAATGGTGCATGATAAAGTAAATTGCCTGCTG